AGCATAATAAGCCGTTACCGAAGATTACTCAGAGGTATCTTCAGAAGTATAGCGATTTATCGGCTAATAATAATTCAAATATTGTTAAAAAAGCATTAAATATAGCCCGAGGTAAAAATGCCGATTAATCTTGATAAGAAGCAGATAGATGAACAGATAAAAGAAGAAAAAAAAGATAATCTCGAATATCAATATGATTTTTCGGAAGAAAAGAAAAAAGAGATTGCTGAATTAATTTGTTGGAAGGCAGACCAATATGAAGGTGCAAGAACAGAATGGCTCGAAAAGATAACGGAAGCCCGGAAGCTTTACGAAGGCGATACAGGTCATATTAAATCTCCTTATCCTGATCTGCCGGTAATCTCTACGATGATTACTACATGGGTCGTAGATTTGCTTGTGGCAAAATTATTTCCTCTTGTATGGAATGAAAATTTGATTTATTGGAAAGGCAGGGAAGCTACGGATATAGACAATTCCGAAAACATCTCTAAATTTATGCGATTTATTATCGTCGAAGAACTGAAAATGTCCGGGGTTATACAGCAGCTTATCCAAGATATGCTTATTGACGGAACTTTTGCCGTAAAAATTCCGTGGAACATAACATATCGGTGGGTCCAGAGAATAAAGGCGGTAGGTCTTACATCCAAGGTAATAAATTTAATAAACCGTGTTACAAAAAAATATGAGTCTCAATATGAATATAAAAGATTTGATAAGGCTCTTGTTGAAAGAATAGCGATAGAAGATATCTTAACTCCGTGGGATTCGAAAAACAGTGATGAAGATGATTTGTTTCATAGAGTTTATTATGATTATAACACTCTTAAAGATTTTGCTGATAGGGGGTATTTGATAGACGTAGATGAGAATATTAGGTCTCAAGTGGACGAAAAAGCTAACAAGTCTATTGGTGGAGAAAAGGCTAAACAAGAAGCTGAAGGCACGACTGACCACGAACGTAAGCCGAATGAAAATCCTATTGAATGTATCGAAGCATATATGTCGTATTCTGTTAATGAGAAGCTTACACAGAGCGTATTCTTTGTTTCACGGACACAGAAAAAATACCTTTCCGGTAAACCTTTAGTAGCTATCTCGCGGATTGAACAAAGACCTATATACGTGGCTCCTTTATTGGAGAGAAGCGGAAGATTACTTGGTAAGTCTATCGCTATGGTGGTAGCTCCACTTCATAAAGAAATGGATGCCATACACAACCAACGCATTCAAGCAGGAACTATTGCTATAGCGCCTCCCGGTTTTTATAGACCGGCTTCCGGTTTTAAACCGAAAAAGACACAATATGGTCCTGGGTGGCTTCTTCCATTAGACGATCCTACTAAGGATATCTTTTTTCCGGCCTTTGCAGGTGATTTATTGAGAGTTAGCTTTCAAGAAGAGACTTCTGTTTTAGGACTTATTGAAAGACTTACTTCAGCTACTTCGTATTCATTAGGCATGGAATCTGATATAGCGAAATCACGGGCTACCGCTACTGGGACATTGGCTTTGATAGGCCAGGCGGAACAGCGATTTACTACGTTAGCCAAGAAAGTCCAAGATTCTATATCCGAAATTTTAGTTAGAGTATTAAGGCAATATCAGGAAAAAATGCCTCCTGGTTTAGCTTCAAGAATACTTGGAAAAGAAGGAGAGAGAATATTTCCTTCTGAAATAACTCCAGAAGATATTGCTGGTGAATATGACTGTTATCTTGAACTTGATTTTGCTGCGTCAAACAGGGCTATGGAGAAGCAAATGGCAGTAGTGAGGTATCAATCGCTTATATCCAATCCGTTAATTGGCAGAGATCCGGCTTTATTATGGGAACTTACGGCTGATTTTGTCCGTGCTACTGGAAACGGAAAAAATGTTGAGCGCATAATTGGTAACAAGCCACCTTCATTAGAAGCATATAACGCTGATGCTGATTTGGAATTTGTTGAAATGAATGAAGGAAAGCATGTAGATGTAAAACAGAATGAAAATGCTATCGCGCATTTAATTGCTCATATAGCTCAACGTAAATCAGATAGATATGTCACTATGCCCATAGAATATCGTCCGTTGCTTGATGAGCACATTTATAAGACGCAAATGTTAGTCCAACTTCAACTTATGCAACAAGTCCAGGCGGCAGAAAGAGCTCAAACAGAGCAAATTGTTCCAGGTGCATCTATGCCGCCACAAAATATGGAAGGAGGTATAGGTGGAGAGCAACCAAGCGGACAAGCTAAACCACCTGCAGGCTTTATTGGAGCACCCGGGGTGGGCCAGGTTGCAGGAAATCAGGCGGGAATTGGAACGGGAATTCCAGGCTAGAGTAGCTTCAGCTGTTAGAAGCAATGACCCCAAATGTATGCTTTATCAAGGTGGTATAGATGCATTGGCGGCATTCTTTAACAGGATAGAAGATGAAAGTGGTACACCGGAAAATCCATAAATCGGTGCTTCGCCGACAAAAAACGGCGCATATAAGGAGAATAAAATGACACAACCAGCAGCAGCAGAACAAGATATAAAACCGCAGGATCAGACAAAAAAAGAGACAATTCCGGCTGCAAAGCCTGAAGATAAGCCCCAGCAGGGCTCTGATATCGTTAAGGAGAGTCTCGCAATTGCTAGAGGTGAAAAAGAACCTCCTAAGGAATCTAAACCTGCTGATTCTTCTACTGAAGCCAAACCTTCCAAAGGCACAGAGGAGCCAAAAGAAACAAAAGAGGAAGCTACCCATATTCCTGAGGGCAATAAACAAGAGATAGAAAAAATCAGGAAAGAATATGAAACACAGCTTGAACAGGAACGCCGCGAAAAAAAAGGTATCTACGAGGATTTAAAGAAATCCAGAGAGAAACTTCAACAACTCCAAGTTAAACCTAAACCTCCGGTCCAGCCTGAATCTCCGAGTCCTGCTAATGTAGATAATCTCATTAGCAGCGCAACGACTGCTTTGAAGGAAATAGGATTTAGCGACAAGAACATAGAAGAGCTTAAAGAACGGGCGATTGATGATCCGTTCTCGGTTATAGCGGCTATTTCTTTTGCTATTCCTAATCATATTAAAAATAAAACTTTGAAGGAACTCCAAATGGAAGAGAATTCGGAAGAGGAAAAAAATATTTCCGAAAGAGAATCCATTATGGTCAGGGAGATAAATGAGGGCTGGGAGTCTACTCGTGAAGAACTGGCTAAAAAACACCCGGACATGATTAAAAAGGGCACTGATGGGAAATGGGTAATTGACGAGAACAACCCTAAATTCAAAATCTATGATGAGGAAGCTAAAAAGGCGTTGGCGGAAGAGCCTTGGTTAAGGAATTCTCCACGTTTCGCCGCTTTAGTAGCTCAGAGGATGGAGATGAGGATTCTCGCTGATGAAAATTTCGCTAAAGGCCAGGAGAGTGAACTAAACAGGCAGGAGAGGATTGACGCTGGATTTGTTGCTCCTTCGGGCAGGATATTACCGCCAAAAGTCAAGGTAGAACTTACCGAAGAAGAAGCGGAACAGGCTGACAAGGACATTCGGCGCGGTTTATTTAAAAGCCGCGAAGAATGGGCCGAATATAAAAACAAACGCTTTGTTTAAGGGCAATCCCTTAAACAAGACAGGGAAGAACCCTGAATAGGAGGTTACAATGAGATTTTATCGCAATTTACACGGTGGTCCACCTTTAGTTATGGATGTTCCGGTTTATGATGCATCAGCTTTGGCGGCCGGCGAGTTGATAATGAGAGGAGGGCATGGAGGAACTACAAACTCTTATTATATCACTGCTTATACGGGAAGTTCCTCTACGGAAGCAGCGGATTCATTAGGAGTTCTTCAGGAGAGCGTGACTAGTCCTACCGTAGTTGCTTCCGCTGGATTTAATTATGCCAAGTGTATTGTTTCTCCTTGGGTGACTTATTTGGCGGAATATTTCCAGACTAGCGGGAATGTTATTGATGTTACCTCAGCATCTACAAGCACTACGCTTACTACGACAAGTCTGGAGGATAACATTGACGGTGGCTGGGTATATTTCACCAATAAGACTACATCTACGGCAACAGCGGCTGGAGAATTGAGGTATCTTACTGCAGCGGCATCTGGTTCATGTACTATGGACAGCGCCGTGACAGTTGATACTACTTCAGATTTTATAAAGATATTCCCATTGAGCCATTTGCTTATCTTATTAAGCACTGATGCATTGGGTCTTATGTCGGCTGCGGCATCTACTAATTCTGCATCTAACGCTATGGTACTTGAGAACTATATTTCTAATTCAGGCCTTCTTAAGCCGTTGAGATATGCTTCTCATAAGGGTTCATACAACGACCCTGAAACTACCAAGTTTTATGCGGAATTAGTGCTTTTGGACCACGTGTTTATTAAAGGTTAAAGTTCGCCAGGTGGCGAATAATTAAGGAGGTTTAACATGCCTAGTACACCTATGATTAGTGAAAACTGGCCTGATTTGCTTGCGCCAGGATTTAGGAAGATATTTATGGATACGTATGAACAGCATCCGTCTCTTCTTGAGAAGGTTTTTAATGTTCAAGATTCAGAGATGGCTTCGGAGAAACTTTCCGCTGTTGGAGCGTTTCCTGGAATATCTGAATTTACTGGCAAGATTGAGTATAGTGAGTCTCCTGAACAGGGATATGACAAGACTATATCTCATACTGAATATGCCGGTGGTTATATGGTCGAAAGGAAACTCGCGGCAGATGACCTTTACAGGGTCGTCGCACAGTTTCCCGAGAGTTTTGCGATCTCTGTAAAGAGATACAGGGAGCAGTTAGGATGGGATATTTTCAACAATTCCTTCTCGCTTGCTCCTTCGGATGGTGATGCAGTAACGTTATGTTCCGCAAGCCATCCTTCAGCGGCAGATGCAAGTTATGCCGGTGATAATACCGGAACAACTGCTTTATCGGCTACAGCCGTAAGCGCAGCGCGCCTTTCGATGCGGAAGTTCACCGACGATCAGACCGGAAAGATATACATTATGGGC